CTTTATTTACTTGGCTAAGATATACAAAGAATGGAGACTCTTCTGGAGCTAATTCGTGTACTCTATCACCAAAGTTAAAAATCCGTCTACGGTCAGGGGCAACCCCTGTGCCAGAATCACTAGCTGTAGTTGAGGCTGTAATATCAGATGCTTTTAAACCACCTGAGTTATATGAGATAGCCATATTATTCTCCTATGCTATTATGTGTTAAGGCAATCTACCAGCTTTAGATGCTCCCATAAGATTATCCCAAGCTTTCGATTCGTTAGACTTACGTACCGGAACTTGATTGCTCTGCGTTCCTGCCGTACGTGGAGTCGGTTGTTTCGTTTGTGGAACTTGTACGGTTTGCTGATTCATTTGTCTACCTGTTTGTTCACGCCAAAGATTTACCAAAGAACCTACTGGTACGTTGGATTTTGGTTGTGATACAAAATCAAGAAACTCATTTATATCAGCATCATTCATATTATGATTGTTACGTAGTTCATTCCGTGTGTTATTCAAGGTCATTTCAGATTGAATACGTCCGATTTCCTTATCTACTACACTATGTACTAGCTGTTGTTCTTTCTGTATTCGCATCTGATATGACGGTGAATCTGGTTTGTAGTATGCATCCCAAGGGTTAAACTCGTCCTCGGTCATTTGCACCTGCGGTGGTTGTTGTGCCTGTTTTTGATTTTCCTGTTGCATATTGAGGTACTCTGTAATGGTTGATTGCAATTTTGCATTATCTGCACTTGCTTTGTCATACATTGACTGCCATTTTCTTACCTCATCCTCAAGTGGATTAGCTTCAACTTGTTGTTCTTCTACAGGTTGTTCACCATCTATGTTTGCAGATGTTTCCTGTCCTTGTTCGATTTGCTGTTCTACGACAGCGTCTGCACTAGCTTCTGGCATAATAATATCCTTTCTTAAGATGTCTCTTCATTATTTGGAACGGGACTATCCATACTACCGAGCATAGCATCTTGCTGTCGTGCGATAGCATTCTGTAATCTTTCCGATTCGAGCCTCACCTTTGTTGTTAGTTCATTAGCACTTATTCTCTTGTCAGCTTTGGCGTCTGCTGCTACATTACCGAGTTTAGATTTAAACTTCTGAACCTCTACTCGTTTTCTGTCAGCTACAGACTCCCTTCGGGCGGTTTGCAAGTCTCCTTGCAATTCTTTTAATTGTTGTTGTAATTGAGCATTTATTGCTTGTAATTGTTGTATTTCTCCAGACCTCTGCATTACACCTTCTTTATCAAATATTTCTGGATTCTTTTTAAGAACCTCAAGTTTATCAACAATACCTAATTGGTACGCCTCTAAATATACATTAAGTTCTGCATATTTAGAAGTAGGTAACGTAGAGCCGGGTACTATACGTATATCGTGTTGCTCAATGTTATTTTTATCTTTTTGTATATCTATAATTGTTTGAGTTACGTCATCATACATATTGACCGTAACTTCTGTTAAATCATTATTAGGTGATGAAGTTCTAAAATATTTTCTATACGTATACTGTTGTTTAGACATTGCGTAGATAACACGACCTAATTTTATAATACTATGTTCTACATCACGTAGTTTTGATTTACTACGTTCAGAACCTAATGCAATCATTTGTTGCGTACCTTTAAATGTTTCTGGTGCTTTATCTGCCATACCGTGCATAATCTCTGGTATACCAAATATAAAATCTATATAGAACTCACATTGTTGTATTAATCTATAAAATTCTCCTGCTAGTGGAGTAGGGGATGGATAATGCGGTTCTCCTTGTGAACTATCAACTTCTATTACTGCATTAGGATTAGCCCAATCACGTTCTAGTTGGTCTAATCCATTTACTGCACTACCTACAGGAACAAGTAGTTTTAGTCCAGCAGATGCTTGTGCGTGTGATAATGCAAGTGACCATAGTTTATTTAGTAGTCTTTGCATTGGTAATGCTCTAGATACATCAGACCTTGGATAAGGTGTCTCAGTCCAGTTATTTGGAAAAGCTACAATAGGATAATCTTTTATATTAAGTAAGTATTCATCTAATACTATTTCCCCACAAGTAACTATTACTGCAACTCTTGTTTGTATAAAAGCTTCATATGATAACAAGTTTCTTTCAAAGTCACTAGCACGTTCATCAGATATAATTAAGAACTCTTCTTCATTTAGTATAGACTCTGCACCTGTTTGATTATCAATAAGTCTGTAAAAAGTAACTTTCTTTTTATAAAATCTTTCTAATACTTGATATTTATTCTCACGATAGTAATCATAGTCCTTTGTTTCAGATGGTGTATATACATCTCTTGATAATTTGTTTTGCGTATTAGGAAAGTCTTCATCAGAGTACGTAGATATTTCATTTAAGATACTATCTAACTCTTCGCCAGTTTCTTTATCTATTGTTGCTCCTAATTCAGGGTAGAGGTTTACAAGCTGTTCACCTGTTAAAATAGTAGATAAAATGATTCCATCGGCATCGCCAAACCATCTATCTCTTGATGAAGGAGGAACGTAAACCCTAAAAGGATTGATGTGAACAAATCTTACATCACCTCTACCCATATCAGCTTCGGCATCAACATATACGTATAAATATCCAATGCCAACGGTTGAAAAATCGTGTATAGCTTGTTTAACCTGAGAATCTCCATCTGAGCCTTCCCATATAGCTCCAAGCATTGTTTGCCAAACTTTTGCCATTTTAGCATCGCTATCCTCACGTGGCATAGCAGTAAAGACTGGCGGTCTAGCAGTCATAAATGATTTTAATTTTTCTACAGCAGGAGATATTCTATCCATAGGAATATCTGCCTGATTACGTGATTGTAGCTCATCAGACTCATCAGAAGTAAAATGATTACCTAGATAAAAGTCTAAATCCTTACGTGCTTGAGAATCCCAAGAGTCTCTAGCATCTCGCCATCTTTTAAATAATTCTTC